ATGGGAATCCCGGTCACCTTATACTCGCCGGGTGGTCGCCGGTCAGGGCAGGACAAGGTTGCAAGAGCGAACTCTGTCGCCCCGATCCTTGAGGCAGGAATGGTTTGGGCGCCAGACACGGACTGGGCGATGGATCTGATCGAAGAGTGTGCGGCGTTTCCAAACGGGGACAACGACGACCTTGTTGACTCGACCACCCAGGCGCTCATGCGGTTTAGAGCAGGCAACTTCATCAGCCTTGACACGGACTACGAGGACGACCGCTCCGGCTCCGAGGGCCTTGTGCCAGAATACTATTGAAGGCTAAAATCGACTAACTTTTCCTGCAGGGGTCTTAGTGGACCAAGCCTCATCTCCTGAATACGATCGTGATCTGTCTGCGGAGGATCGTGATCGTCTATTCAAGGAGCGATACGCTAGAGCCCTAGCTGAGATGCGCTACGGCCTCGGGCCGTTGTCCATAGAGCCTGTTCTGTCACCCGAAGTCCGTGGCGCGCGGGTCTCGACTGACGTAAGTGGTGCAAGGCCATATGTTGTCATTGACCCAAGCACTGGCCGGCCTACCGTGTCAGAGTACGGAATGACGTATCAGTCTGGAACTCCTGACTCTGGCTATCAGCTTCGGTATTCAAAAAACACAAAAACCGAGCAGCCTGTCATATCGGGCGCATATCGTAGGAAACTTAGCCGAGACTCAGAGATCATGGCCCAAGGATCATATGCTCCGATGCAAGGCAAAGACGCATATCAGGCGATGTTGCAGTTTAAGCAACGCTTTGCAGAAGGCGGCGAGGCAACTGCAAGTCCTGGCGTATCTGATCAAGCAATCCGTGAGTACTTACAAACAAACCCAACGATGACTGACCGCCAGATCGCGGCGAAGATGGACGAGTTTGGTGTAAGCACGCAACAGATGGCGCGGGCCACGGGCCTTGGTCAGCAAGAAGTGGACACCCGTTATCAGGCAACTAAAGCGCGACCAGAGGACGTAGCGGCTGACGTGCGCGAGGCGTTGCAGTCCTCTCGGCTAACACGGGACCAGTACGCCACACTTAGTAATTACTTTGGCAATCCGTTGACCACGGCCGAGCTAACCAGCGCTGACGCACCGACCATTCGGGACTTTGTAAATAAGCCTCGCACTGGATTTGAATTTGCGTCATTTCTTGCCACGCGTGGTCCGCGGCACGGGGGCAACAACCCATACGGCATGACGCTGTATGAGAATCTGCTTCAGCCGTACTTAAACACAGTGCAGACACAATTTCAGCCAGGGGACTCCGAAGGCGGCTCGGCAAGTATTATTGACCCAATAACTGGGCAGTATCGTTCTGTGATTAATGTCGGCGATAACCGCTATCGCGCGGAATACTCTCCTGTCTTTAGTGGCCCAAGCGGAAGCGGTGAGATGCGCACTGCGGTGGGGCTTGACTATGTCGTGGACCCCAACACCGGGCGCGCGACCTTGGTCTCTCCGTACTTACAGGAGTTCCAACCCAGCCGCAACAATTTCGACAGAAATCTCTTGTCGCTGGCCGCAATGGGTGCCGGGATGTACTTCTTTCCCGGGATGAACCTCGGCAGCATAATTAATCGAACCGCGCTAAGTGGCGCTGCCCAGGCCGTTGGACAGAATCTGGCAGAAGGCGGCGAAGTAACGAAGTTCGTAAAGCGCCAAAGCGGCAGCCCTGAGGAAGGGGAGGTTGCGCAGCAGATGACGGTTGGCACCCTACCAGGGATCATGGCCCAAGCGTCAGAAGAGCCTGGAGTGGTTCGGGCTAAGACAATTGAAGGTCCTGCTACGCGATCAGCACAAGCATTGCAAGCTTATTTGCAGGCAAGTATTCCAGATGTAAAGGTGATGGAAAATCCTGCACTAGGCAAACTAAATCGCTCGGCTCAAGTGGACATGACTGTCCCGAACATTATTCAGATTGATCCAAGGCATCAAAATAAACATCGGGAGGCGGTGCTCTTGCATGAAGCAGAGCATTCTCGCGTGGGAAAGGCCATGCAGGGCGTTCCTGAAGAAGAACAATACGACAATGATATTCGCTTTGACAGGCTTTATGGGGATAAAGGTGGTACACGGTCTAGGATTGTAAGAAATTTTGTAGATAACAAAGACAAGATTGAAAAATTCTTTGGAGTAAACATTCCAGATGTTTACTTTGACCAGCTGATGTACAAAAACCAAAGTCGCTTTGGTTCAGCTGGGGCGTTATTCGAGGAGCAGATTGCAACCTTATCGGCCCTAGAGCAGTTGACCAATAAGTCCATTACCAAGGGTATGCCTGAGCTTTTCCCTGACGACAAAGCAGCCGCTATCTATGACGCAATTACCGGTCTTCGCCAGACCCGACTAGACGCAAGGGACTTGCCACCATTTACTCCGCAGTACAAGTCGGGGATGGACTGGATTAAAGAAAAGCTGCGCATGCGTGCTGATGGCAGCCCTGAGGAAGGGGAGGTTGCGCAGCCGGAATTAAAAGCCACCCCACAAAACAGAATTTAATCGCTTGGCAGATCTATTCGGTGGGATGAACAAATACACTGACTAATTTGACCAATGCACATAATTACAGTAAAAGGCGATAACCATGCCCATTGACAGAGCACTAAACGAAATGCCATCCGAGTCCGATCTCAAGGTTGAGATCGACGCGCCGGATATGCCGGAGATTGAGGTGGTGTTGGACGAGGAAGGCGGGGCGACGGTCGAGATTGGCGAGGAAGAGGCCAACGAAGTAGGCTTTTACGACAACTTGGCCGAGGTCATAGACCTTGACGAACGTCAGCGGATTGCCTTGGACCTTGCTGCTTTGTTCGAGGCAGACAAGTCTAGCCGCCAGGACTGGGAGATGATGTACGCCAAGGGCCTGGAACTTCTGGGCTTGAAGATCGAGGAGCGTACAAAACCATTCCGCGGTGCAGCAGGAGCAGTACATCCCATGCTGACCGAGGCGATTATCCAGTTCCAGGCCCAGGCGTTAAAAGAACTAATGCCCTCTGGTGGCCCGGTAAGAACGCAAATCGTGGGCAAGGAGACCTTGGAGAAGGCCCAGCAGGCTGCCCGCGTACAGGATTTCATGAACTACCAGATCACAACGGTGATGAAGGAGTACACACCGGAGTTTGATCAGCTGCTTTTCTATACTGGCTACGGCGGCTCTACCTTTAAGAAGGTTTATTTCGATGCACAGATAGGCCGGATGGTGTCAAAGCTGTGCTTGGCCGACGACGTGTTCATCCCGTACTACGGCTCAAGCGTCATGAGCGAGTGCCCACGGATCACGCACCGCATTGCAATGGACCAAAACGACTTTCGCAAGCGTGTTGTGGCGGGCGAATACTTGGATTTGGACATTGAGCCGGCAGAAACGCCTGCTGATGCAAGCCAAATCACGTATTCCATCGACAAACAGACGGGCGTGGTCGAGACTGGCGCGCCGGAAGAGATCTTTTTGTTGGAATTTCAGGTCGATCTGGACCTGCCAGGCTTTGAAGATGTAGATAAAAACAATGAACCCACTGAAATTAAGCTTCCGTACGTCGTAACCATTGACGAAACTAGCGGAAAAGTCATTGCAATCCGCAGAAATTGGGTCGAGGGCGACAAAAAGTGTTGCCGACGCCAGTATTTTGTGCATTACATCCTCGTGGAAGGCCTGGGTGCCTACGGTTTAGGCTTTGTTCACATGATTGGTGGCCTATCAAAGACTGCAACCATGGCACTGCGCCAACTTTTGGACGCAGGAACGCTTAATAACCTGCCGGCGGGCTTTAAAGCCAAGGGCGCGCGGATCTCGGACGACGACAACCCCATCCAGCCAGGCGAATGGCGGGACATGGACGCAGGCGGGGCCGAACTTTCTGCCTCTTTGATGCCTCTACCGTACAAGGAGCCGTCGCAGACACTGTTTCAGCTGCTCGGATTTACGGTTGACGCAGGCAAACGCCTGGCAAGCATTGCGGACATGCAGGTTGGAGACGCCAACCAGATGGCTGCCGTCGGAACGACGCTGGCATTGCTTGAGCGTGGCTCGATGGTCATGTCGGCCATTCACAAACGCCTGCACTATGCCCAGAAACTAGAGTTCGAGATGCTCGCCAAAGGCTTTGGCGACTACCTGCCAGACGAGTATCCGTACTCCGTGCCTGGCGCCGAGCGATCAATTAAGAAAAAAGACTTTAATGATCTTGTCGCAGTCCTGCCTGTCGCTGATCCCAACATTTTCTCGACAGCACAGCGCATTACCCTTGCTCAGACGCAACTGCAACTCGCACAAAGCGCACCGCAAATGCACAATCTGTACGAGGCTTATTACCGGGTCTATCAGGCAATGAATGTACGGGACATTGACGGCATATTACGGCCGCAGTCCAACCAAATGCCTAAGGATCCGGCAAGCGAAAACTCTGACGTGATGGATGGAATGCAGTTAAAGGCTTTTGCTGGCCAGCAGCATGACGCGCACATCGTGAACCATCTGATGATGGGTCTATCCCCGATGATCCAGGCCAATCCAATTGCGGCAATGGAGTTGCAAAAGCACATCCTTACCCACATTCGGCTTAAGGCAGAAGAGGCCGTCGAGGCAGAACTCTTTGTTGCCTACGGCACGGACCCTGATCGAATGGTCCCGGCTATCCAGAAGGAAGGCATGGTCGCGATCA